GATGTATCCATGCGAATGTTAATGAGCCATGCTTAAGAGTAGTCCGGAAGAAAGTGTTGAAAGTAGTTAACTGCGAACCGGTTAATATATATGAACCTTTGACTGATTGAGTAATTGCGGTAAAACGGTTACGGACGGATGCAGGGCCAGAATCCATATCAGATATAGCTCGACTTTCATCATCTTTGACTGTGCAATCTGACAAGAGTCTTTGTGGTAATTCAGCTGGGAAATTGTCCATTATTTACCTCGCGTTAAGTGCTTGCTTCAATCCAAAAGAGCCTCTAAGAGCTTTGTATGTTTTACTTCCCGGGCTATTGACTGAACCTGCAACAGCTTCATCAATCATAATATTGATTTGGTCTTTATCTCCTACCCTTTGGCTATTCTGTTTTACACTTGAACCAGCAGGAGCATAGACATTTATCTCTACCCCTCCACCAGAACCTGATTTAACTCCTAAATCACCACTTCCTGTGCGAAATAATGGAAGGATTGCCTCTGTACCCTTTTCACCGGCTAAACCCACACCACCGTTCGCCATAGGGAAAATTGACGGTCTGTCGATTAATCCACCATTAGCAAAGGGAATAAGTCTATTGCCAGAGAAGATATTTCCTTTGGCTGACATAGTTGCAGCCATATATGGAGTAAGACCCCCAGATGTAGTTGTAGGACTGGGGGTAGGGGACGGACCAAAAAAACTAGAAATTCCTGCTGAAAGTGCATTCGCTAATGGTCCAGTAATAGCTGTTCTTAAAATAATTCGTTCGATGTCTTTTAGTAATGATACTAAAACATCACTTAATTTTTCCCCATTGATAATTGCATCTTCAAAAGCCGATGAAAAAGTCATCCCTAAATCTTTTGCAGCATCTTTCATTTTGTTTGTTTTTTGAGTAGATTCAGTAAGAGTAGTTGCTGATTTCTTAATAGCTCGTTCGTATGTTTCACTGCTTATCGTTCCGGCATCAAGAAGTTCATTATATTTAATTAGTTCTTCATTATGAATCTCTTGCGCTGTGCGAAGACTTTCAGTAAGCTTTGTCCCTTCTTCATCAAGTTTCTTTTTCTTTTCTGCGGCTGCGGCAAGTTGTTCATAAGCTAAAGTCTGATCTGCTAATGCTTGAGCTCTTTTCTTATCAACTTCTGCTGCTTTCTCACTTGCTTTTGATGCATCGTTAATATTACCAGAAAGTTCTTTATAAAAAGGAAGCATATTTTCAACTTTAGTCATCCAAGAAATAACATCGATTGTTGCTATTCCAAATCCCTTCATTCCTTCCATTGCTTGTTTTATAAATTTATCCCATCTTGCCGCGTTCTTTACGCTTTCCTGTTCAAGAACAACCCCTAGACTTCTTGCTGCTTTCTCAAAATCTTTAATGCTTTCAGTACCAGATGTAAATAATGGAACAATATCCCTGCCTGTTCTCCCAAAGAATTGCATTGCCGCAGCAGCTTTCCCTGCTCCATCTGGCATTTTTTTAAGAGTTTCTATAGTGTCCATAAAGATAGCATAACCATCTCTAAATTTTCCTGATGAGTCTTTAACTTTTATTCCAATATCCTCAAAAAGTTTAGGAGTCTTAAAAGCTGCCTTATACATCAACCCCATAGCAGTTTCCAAGCTACTGACATCTATATTTGACATTTTAGCAGCATAAGAAAGTATAGACATCTGCGTAGCTGTTATACCAAGATGTTTAGCCATAGTGTCCATAGATTGGACAAAATCTAATGCATTTTTAGTATTGGCTATAAGTGCGGTGGCGAGTACGGCGAGAGATAGTTTTGCTTGAATACCAATTTTGTTGAGGCTTTTTTCTGCGTTATAAGCGGCTTTGTCCATTGCGGACGAGAATTGCGCCGTGTCTGCGCTTAATAAAACATTTAGGCTTCCGAGAGATCCGAGTAATCCCATTTTACTTAGCCTTCTTTTTTATTTTACCGGAGAACATCTTTGTTAATGCTGTCTTTGGATCTACTGGTTCCCCTTCGTTTTTTAGATTAAAATATGCTATCCATTCGACCAACTCGTCGCTTGAAATTTCTGATAATAAGTTTTCAACTGTTTTACCTAATCTTTCTGCAAGTAAAAAATAAAATCTTCTTTCAGGTCTTAACTTAAGTTTTTTTTTGCGTCTTCTACTGCGTCCTCACTAAGACCATTGAGGCGCATTGCGACATTGGTAACTTTATCTAAAGAGCTTGAAGAAAGTTTACCAATAGAAACGACATCTTTATCGGTAAAAACCCTCTCCCCTTTTTCATCCACAACCGTAAATGCAACTAATTTAGCGCGGGGGGAAATAATCTTTCCGTCTGAGTCTTTCTCTCTAAGCATTTGCTCCCAAGAGTCGCGCATAGTGCCGGACATTGAAGAAATTATAACTTCTCCCCCCCATTCCTCGACAGAAATTTTCTCTGTTTTTAACTTTGTCTTAGATAATATTTCATCACGCTTTAACATTTTTTACCTCGTAATTAGCTTTCAATTATGCTACCACTTACTTCTAATGTTCCCGAAGCCTTAACAACTCCGTCGATAGCTCCCGCCACGGCAAATCCCACAACAATAGCGTTGAATGTCCACTCCGTGGAATCGGTAAATATTAACTTGAAGCTAGTTGTTATACCACTTTCTTTTGCTTCACGAAGCGCAATGTGTTGAGCATTGCTCGGAATAAAATTACACTCAAAAGAAAGCTGACCGTTGTCATTCAATCCAGCAAGCTTTTCTTTAGCTGCACTAGACAAATCGGTTACATCAATTACTGATACACTACCACCTGGACCGCTAAAAGAATTTACTTCCGGAATCGAAGTGTAACTAAGCGGTGAACCAGACCCTAGTTGTAGAACTGTTCCTTGTGCTTTTATAGCATTCTCGCTCACTAGACACCTCCCTGTTTAACTAAATTGCTAATATGTATTTTCTATAAATATTATAACCCTTTTATTCTCATTGTCAAACAAAATTATTCTTTTTGTGGCATTAAATATAGCTCCTTTTCTGAAATGGGCCTCCGCCTGTGCTTTTGGCATAAATTTTTAATAGCCACTCGGATTGTTTATGGGCTTCTTTGAGTGTTTAGGGATTAGCATTTAGTCCTTCCGGGTAAATCTTCAAGTTTATAATAAATTGGGATATTTAATTCTTGCGCCCGTTTTATCTCGGCTAAAGTTCCTTTACTTGTTTCGTAGCCGGGTAAGACTAAAACGCAATCGGAAACCTCAAACCACGCCATAGAATAGCGGTAATAATGCTCAACCACCAAATCCTTGCAGAAGAATTGAAACTGATAATCCAGCCAGGGGCAAAAACAAGCGTGTCCGAGTTTTAAAACTTCCACGCTCATCTTAATACCTTCGTGGATATTGTTAAGGCAACCGATTATGTTACTATCTGAATATTTACCTGCGACATAAACACGCATTATTTACCTCCTTTAAAAATTACTATTGCACTTGGGAACGGTGCTGAATTTTTACTCTCCCCGAATTTTAGTCTACCCTTAATAAACCTAATCTCATCTGCTTTCATAATGTAATCGTGCCACCATTTTGTATCTGTCCGGCTTGGGATGAGAAGAACGCAGGTTGCCCCCCCCTGTGCCTCGCTATATGCTTTGGCGATCCATTTACCGATTTCTTTGCCGTAGGGAGGATTGATAAAGTTACAATTCCCCCAATGTATTGTAAGGCGATTATGAATAGAATTAAGCGGGCAAGGATCAAAGTCAAAGTTAAACTCTTTATTCAACTCATCATAAAGCCATTTAGGAGTAGCCCAATGAGGCGATAAACTTGTCATTAAACCTTTAAATTTCTTCACTCCCCCACCACCCTTTCCAAGGTTAGGTTTTTATCCTTTCTTAGGTTATTCATTTATGACCTCGTTGATTAAATAATTCCGGATAGATTGTTTTATGCCCCTCAAACACATCATCATTTAAATTATCAGCAGTTAATTGTAATTCATTTGATATACTTGCATCGGTAAAATCTTTACCATATTTTTTGCACCACCCTTTATACTCTTTCCCTAAACTAATCTGAATTTCTAAAAACATTATAACTCCTTTGTTTTTAATCCTAACGGGTTTCATAAATATTACCGATGACTTCTAAAACATTTCCAAAACCGAAACTAACATTTATATAATTTCCAATACATATACCAAAATATGTTTCAACAAAAGCACCATTTCTAAAGACTACCTGTGTTTCTATATCTGAATAGTCTATGCTTCCATCTCTAAGCCCTTTTATAATATCCCCCTCATAAATCTCCTTGCCGTTCTTATCAAACAAGCCGGTGAATTGCCCTACTGTTTTAGGATCAACTTCATACCAACCAAATTCGTCAGTTCCTTCTAAGTGATACCTTTCGTCAAAGTTATCTTTGTTATAAAACGGTAAAATGTAATGAAGTTCTCTGGCTTTTACGTAATACCCATAAACCCATTCTCCGGTTGTTATGGTTTTACCCCTAAACTTAATTTCCCTCACACTCATTTGATTTTCCTTTCTTGTTGGGGAGATTTATTTAACCCTAAAGCCTAATTCAGTAAGTAATCCACGCATTTCAAAGTTTCTATCCTCAAACCATTTTACATAAGTCCGAAGTTTTCCGTGATTGTGGGCGTTAGCTTTCATATATTCTTCTGCTCCTTTGATTGTTAAGAAAAATTGAACATCAAGCCACATATATCCCATTGGCAAATCTTCTTCACAATGTTCTTCGGTTTGCTTTTCTTCATCACAACCACCTTCACAGTTTTTATCACAATTATCGCAACTATGCTCCATAATAATCTCACTATCATCACCAATAGGAGAAAATCCTTCTGCCATAACCCCGATACAAGTTAGTTCCTGAACAGTTACATAAATCGGATAAGCGGTGTAACGATTATCTTGTGTAGCGTATTCTTTTTTTAATTCTTCAATATTCATCTTATCTCCTCCACCAGTTCTGTGATTAGTTGGTTGCGTTCTGCAAAATCTTCATATTCAACTTGGAAATCTTTATAGTCTTTACATTTTTCTTTGGGGATATTTTTATCTTGCATAGTGCAAGTAGCACCATTTGGGTTTGGCTCATCATAAAGACAAGGAGAAGGATACTCAAGGTTATGGCACATCTTTTTAGTAATATCTATTTTCTCTTTTCTCTTCCCCTCCAGCCATTTTATAATCAAGGAGGTGAGGGAGGAGGTGGCTTGCTCTGAAACTTCAATCCTAATATTGGTTTTCTGACCTCCATCGCAATAACCTGCAAGATAAAC